TATATAAATACACTTAAAACGATAACGCTATAGAATATACAATGTCGGGTGAAAATAGTGAAAACAATACTAATACCAAAAGCACGGATATAAATTTGGAAACTGAAACACCAATACGAATATTTAATACATGGGATGAATTAGATATTCACCCAGACCTTTTGCGCGGAATCTACGCATATGGTTTCGAGAAGCCGAGTCCAATTCAAAGCAAAGCTATTGACCCCATTAAACAAGGCAGAGATATAATCGCGCAAGCCCAGTCTGGAACCGGCAAAACCGCAGCATTTACGGTTGGTGCGCTTAGCCGAGTGAATATTTCTGAAAGTGCAAACCAAGTGCTAGTTATGGCACCTACGCACGAGCTCGCTCAGCAAATATATACGGTTATTTCTAGTCTTTCGAATATGATGACGGGTCTAAGAATCAAGACGATTATTGGTGGATCTTCTATTGACGAAGATGCTAGAGATATGCGTGAAAATGTTCCACATATAATTGTAGGTTGTCCGGGGCGTGTATACGATATGATTCGCCGCCGACATATCAACGCAAGTAAGTTGAAGTTGGTGATCTTGGATGAAGCTGATGAGATGTTGTCTACGGGTTTCAAAGAACAAGTATATAACATTTTTCAAAATCTGAATACAGAAGTACAATTAGCACTGTTTAGTGCGACACTTCCGGATAATATTCTTGAGATTACTAAAAAATTCATGAGAAATCCAGTAAAGATTTGTGTAAAGGCTGAAAGTCTCACGTTAGAAGGTATTAAACAGTATTTTGTTGCGATTGAAGACGATAGACAAAAGTACCTTACTCTTAAGGACTTGTATCAGTATATTTCTGTTTCCCAATGTATCATCTACGCGAATAGTGTGAAACGGGTGACGGATTTGTATGATGCGATGAAGGAAGATAATTTCCCGGTTTGCTGTCTTCATAGCTCTATGGACAAGTCGGAGCGTGAAAAGGCATTTAGAGACTTTAGAACGGGTTCAGCACGTGTATTGATTTCTTCCAACGTTACATCAAGAGGTATTGATATTCAACAAGTAAGTGTAGTGATTAACTTTGATTTGCCGAAGGACATTCATACATACTTACATCGCATTGGTAGGTCGGGTAGATGGGGAAGAAAAGGTACTGGAATTAATTTTATTACGCGCCGTGATATTGGTAAAATGAAAGAAATTGAGTCATATTATGCTACACAGATAGTAGAGTTGCCTAGTGATTTTGTTATTAACCCTTGAACTTTTGTGAACTAATAATTCGTAAAATATTAGTAAAATATTCGTAAAATAAACTATATAATATTCTATTTTACAAATAAATGACAGATACGCAAAAGACAGATACGCAAAAGCAATATAGTTTAGAAAACGTAAATGACATATTTAAAATACCAATTTGCTTCAACGATAAAGTTAAAAAACTAAACAGTCATATTGTTTGTGACTTGGAACTAATTAAAACAAAGGAAGAAGAGGAAACATCAATATACGCAAATGTGTTAAAACCAGCAAATCGCGTTTCAACAAAGGTCGTAGAACAGATGGCCCAATATTATACGGTAGACAAAGAATATTTACAAGATACACAAGACTATATAAAATCGGTGAATGAACAAGACCTAAATACGATTTACAATAAATATGAATTATACAATTATGATCTTTATATGAACAATATTGTTAGTACATGGGAAGAAATAACTAGTGATAATGGATTTCGTGAAAAATATTTATATATAGATTGGAGCTTTGCGAAAGAGTTGAATAACAATCCATCTTTTTTACAAATAATGAGCGTTTACAACATAGCATCTCCTATTTTATCACTATGCCTTCCTATTTTAGTTTTAATTGTTCCATTTTTCATTATTAAAATGAAGGGAATTGAATTAAACATAAAAGAATATGTAGATATTTTAAAAGTCATTATAGCAAATCATGCTATTTTTAAAGTTTTTACACAATTTCATGCTGTAGATAATGGACAAAAAATATATTTGTTAGTTTCAGCGGCATTTTATCTGTTTTCGATTTATCAGAATATTTTGGTATGTATTCGTTTTTATTCCAATATGAGAAAAATTCATACCTATATTGCTAGTTTTAAGCAGTACTTGTCTTATACAATAGATATGATGAAATACCATTATTCGCTTACGTTTCAACTAACAAAATACAATGAATTTAATACTGTGTTAACAAGTAAAATTGATGTACTAGAGCAAATATATAATAAAATTAATAAAATAACACCGTTTTATATATCATTAACCAAGTTTTCAGAGATAGGACACATTATGTACACATTTTACCAATTATACGACCACGATGAATATAAAGAAGCATTTGTATACTCCTTTGGATTTCACGGTTACTTTAAGATGATTTGTAATTTGTCGAACAATGTGAATGAAAATAAAATTAACCAATCAACTTTTATTGATAATAATAATAATAATAATAATAATAATAATAATAATAATAAAAAGAAACAACATAAATTTTCAAAACCCATTTTTAAGAAAATGTATTATCCAAAATTCATTAATGAATCGGATGATGCCATTGTTAAAAACGACTGCTCGTTAAATAAGAATATGATCATAACCGGACCTAACGCATCCGGCAAAACAACCACACTTAAAACCGCATTGCTCAATTTACTTTTGTCGCAGCAATTCGGGTACGGTTGTTTCGAGTCATTGAAATTTAGCCCATATGACAATTTTCATTGTTACTTGAATATCCCGGATACATCGGGTCGCGATAGTTTATTTCAAGCCGAAGCGAGACGGTGTAAGGAGATCATAGATTACATAGATGTAGAAAAAGAAAAAGACTCAACACATTTCGGTATTTTTGACGAGTTGTATTCTGGGACAAATCCAAGTGAAGCAGTTACCAGTGCGGCAGCTTTTATGGATTACATAGTAAAACATTCAAACGTCACATGTTTGCTAACAACACATTACGTAGCACTTTGTAAAAAATTGGTAAAAAATAAGAGAATAAAAAATTACAGTATGAGCGTAGAAAAAAATGGGGACAACATTCAATATACATATTTAATACAAGAAGGTATATCCAAAATTAAGGGTGGGTTAAAAGTATTACATGATATGAAATATCCTAAAGAAATTTTGAATAATATTTAATTTTTACTATTTAATATCTAAATAATTCGTTTCTATAATTATTTAAATATATACACTTTGTTTAATAATGGTCCTTTCTGAATTATTTAGTTCCTCATTTTTATTTACTATCGCATTCGTTACAGTGTTGATAGCTGGATTATTCGCTTATACTAGTTACCGCATTGCTGCGCAAGACCATAAATTGAATGCTATGCTTGGTTTAGTAACGACTATGGCCACCGAACTTCAATTCTTTAGGAATAAACTCTCGGTGATATCACAACAAAGTTCAACGGAACAAGCCGAACATGTAGACAATTTTATTAGAGGCGGACATGAAGGTAAAATCGATGTTTCGGATGATGAAACAGAAGATGATGAAACAGAAGATGATGAAACAGAAGATGATGTAGAAGATGATGCGTCTTATGAATCTCATGATTCAGATGATGATTCAGATAATGAAAGCAATGTCTATGATAGCGATGATATTGATACTGATATAAAAATATTAAATTTGTCACTTGGGAATGAAACCATTGTCGGCGAGGATATATTAGAAGGCGTCTCGGATTTAAACGGTATTCAAGAAAATGATGAAATAATTAAAACAGTTCATTTAGAAACACCCATAGAATTAAACGATGACAATGAAATTCATCTAAATACATTTACAGATGGTACAATTCACTTAATGGTTGGGGATGATAATACATTGTTTAAAACCATCACGATTGACGGTGATGAAGGTGAACAAGAAGAAAACAAAACGGATTATAAAAAGATGTCTATTAATAAATTACGAGAGTTTGCTGTAACTAATGGTATAATCGCAGACGCATCTAAACTAAAAAAAAACGACATAATAAAACTTATTGAATCTGGATTACATTTGTAAATTTTGTTAGTAAATAATATCTAGGAATAGAATATGAGCAATTATTTTACTTTAACATCGCATAATGACCGAAATGGTAATGATTATGGAACGTGGCAACCGAATGCGAAAGTGAATCAACGTATTCACGTCGATACTGGAATAGCATCTAATTGGAAATATAGGCAATATATGCAAAAAAATGCGCAACATATTATGAAATACAATACAATGGAATCATTTCAAAACTCTGGGAACAATCCATATATGAGTAATGCCTTTTATCCGTCAGTAAATACCAGTAGTCCGGCATACGGACTAAGAAATAGTGATTTGAAGCAAGACTTTTTAACAAAAGAGAATTTACAATTTAGAAAAGTGGCTCCTACGATTCCTACAAATTTTTAGGCTATTTTATTTAATCGGTTACTTGTAAAAATATAACTTGTAAAAAACAATATAATACTAACTTGTAATTAGTATTATAATGAAATTGTTAAGCATTGATGTAGGAATAAAAAATTTGTCTTTTTGTCTTTTTAATAGACTAGTGAATACTATTAATAATAATAATAATAATAACAATAATAATAATAATAATAATAATAATAATAATAATAATAATAATAATAATAATAATAGTGACAAAGGAGAAGATAACAAATTAAAAATACTAAAATGGGACAATATAGATTTAAGCGAATCAGTGAAATTAACGTGTATGGAAACAGATGCTAAAGGTTTGTGTAATAAGCTCGCTAAATTCTGTAAAAACGGCAACTGTTATTGTTTAAAGCACTCCAAAAAACAAATGTATTTACAACCTATAGCAGAATTAAAAAGTTCAAGCCTCAATAAACAGAAGATACATGATCTACAAATGCTAGCGAATAAATATAAAATTAATTATGAACCTTTTTCAAAGAAAGCAAATTTAGTACAATTACTTACCCAATTTAGAGAAACACATTGTTACGACGTCATTGAAAAAACAAATGCTACCAAGGTTGATTTAGTGACGATTGGCAAAAATATTCAGCATAAACTAGATATCATATTTTGCGAACATTTTCCGACGTTGGACACGATTATTATCGAAAACCAAATTGGTCCTATTGCGAATAAAATGAAGACGATTCAAGGTATGATTTCACAATACTTTATTATGAAAAATAACGATATTCGAATCGAATTTATTAGTGCTTCCAATAAATTGAAGGATTTTATTCCAAACGAAGCTAATGATAAAGAACAAGATAAAAAGAAGAAGATGGATTATAAGGACCGAAAGAAATTGGGTATAGAAACATGTTTACACATGGTAAATACTAACAAAAATTTCGAAGAATGGTCTAATTTTTTAAGTAAACACACAAAAAAAGATGATTTATCTGATGCTTTTTTACAAGGAATGTGGTTCATTAAAT